ATAGAAAAATGGGTAGTCTTGCTGGATATGCACAAAAGTTCAAGTCTGGTGATTTAGTTCTTAATGTTAGTTTGTTAAAGTTCTTTTCAAATAAGATGAAAACTCAAGAACAAAATGATATGATGTTTTATCTTTATATGTTTGCTTCTAGGTGGAGTTATAGAGATTGGAGAAATGATGGTTATCCTTATTATGAGCCTGCTTCATTAGCACTTGGTTCGACTCCATTAAATGATACAATTATCTGTGCAATGGATTTAGTTCCAGAGTTCAAGAAATCTGCTGGAGTTCAGAAAATGCACACAGTATTTCTTACTGATGGTGCAAGTAATTCTATTCACAATAAATTTGTTATCTATGATAGAAATGGTTCTATTTGTAATGACCAACAAAGTATTGGTCATGGTACTCAAATTTTTACAGATGTTAAGTCTGGAAACAAAATAAGTTCTAAAGAATTTGGTCAATTTGGTAGAGATTATCAAACTAAAATGTTACTTTCACTTCTAAAGAAAAGAGTGCCTGATATGAATGTAGTAAACTTTTTTGTCGCTGGTGGTGGTAGAAAAGGTAGTGTCAGTTATAATGATATTAGAGATGTAATTGATTATAGTATGGTGCAATCATACAATGAAATTACTAACTTAGTTAAAAAGTGTAATAAGGATAATGTTTTGATTGTTCCTAAAGGTCAAGGTTTTGATGTAACTTATATCTTGCCTGGGCCTAACAAGTTTGATATGAATACTGAACTTGAATTAGAAGATGGAGTTACTTATAATAAAGGTCAGTTAAAACGTGCCTTTGGTAAAATGTCAAATGGTAAAACTGCAAATAGACCATTACTTAATAACTTTATTAAGATGGTTGCTTAAATGAAAGGTGATTCGCAACAATTAAGAATCACCAAAAACTCCCATGAAAAAATGTTAAGTAAAAACAAAGACTTAGATACTAGACTTGACAACACTCAAAAAACATGGTACTATGAAATATAAAATGATGATGAAAACTTTGAGAGGAAAAAATATATTATGAAATTTTCGCCACAGAAACAAAAGTTTATAGATTCTGCAACTGATATGTTCGGTGCTGGTTCTATTCTTACAAACAAACAAGTAGAAGATGCTTCCTATGCTGCTGGTATTCCAAAAGCTGGTTGGTTTAAAGGTCAGTTTAAAGTTGGTTACAATCAATTCAAACTGCCTGGAGAAACTGCTCCTACTACAATCATAAATACTCCGACAGAAAATACTGCGAGTATGAGTTTGATTGCAACTAATATGGAAAAACAAAATTTAGTTCCTAGTGCCTTTGATGGTTTCGTGCCTTGGGGTCACTTCAAGGATATTAAACAGATTGTAAAGTCTGGTTTGTTCTATCCTATATTTGTTACTGGCTTGTCTGGTAATGGTAAAACTCTTATGATTGAACAAGTTCATGCTGATATGAACAAAGAGTTAATTAGAGTGAATATCACAATCGAAACTGACGAAGACGATTTACTTGGTGGTTTTAGATTGGTCAATGGAGAAACTAAGTTTGTGCCAGGGCCAGTTATCGAAGCGATGGAAAGAGGTTGTACTCTTTTATTAGATGAGTGTGACTTAGGTTCTAACAAGTTAATGTGTTTACAGCCTGTCCTAGAGGGTAAAGGTGTTTACTTGAAAAAAGTAAATAAGTGGATTTCCCCTAAAGAGGGTTTCAATGTGATGGCAACTGCTAACACTAAAGGTAAAGGTTCAGAAGATGGTAGATTTATTGGAACTAACATTTTGAACGAGGCCTTCCTTGAGAGGTTTGCAGTTACGATTGAACAACCATACGCTGCTGCTTCAGTAGAAAAAAAGATTGTTCTAGGTTCTATGAAAAAGTATGGAACTGTAGACGAAGACTTTGCAACTAACTTAGTTACTTGGTCTGAAGTTATCAGAAAGACTTTCTATGATGGTGGTGTTGATGAGTTGATATCAACTAGAAGACTTGACCACATTGTAAAAGCCTTTGCAATCTTCAAAGACAAAATGAAGTCTATTGAAATGTGTGTTGCTAGGTTTGATGATGACACTAAAGAATCTTTTATGGACTTATACACCAAGATTGATGCTGGTGTAAATCCATTAGAAGAAACTACTGAAATTCCAACAGTAGAAACAACTGTTGAAGAAGAACCACAATTCTAGGTTCTTCTAAAAGAATAGAGTTCTTTTGAGGATTGCCCCCAGTTTTTAACTCTTTAAACTTCAAAACTGAAATTGCGAGACTAATTTTTCTGGTGGGTTTTCGTCTTTAAATAAAAACTTCACTAAAAAAAATTATTGTAGGGGTTGTAATCTAGGGTTACAATCCTTATATATAATATAGAGAGTAAATGGGGAAAGTACCAGCGGCGTGTTGGCGTTTACTCTCTACACAAAGACAATGCCATTAAGGGTTGTCAATATAATCTTGCTTTAAAAGGAGATAATCATGGTAAGCAAATCTTATAATACACTTAGTCTATTCGACAATTTAAATCAATTAACACCATACAGCGTAGGTTTTGACAGACAGTTTAATCGTCTAAACGATTATGTCAAACATCAACAACAATCTACAGGCTTTCCACCTTACAATATTCAAAAGGTAGAAGACTTTAAATATACTATTGAACTGGCACTTGCTGGATTCAGTAAAGATGATATTGAAGTAGAAGTCGCAGATGGTGTACTTACAGTTCGCTCTGTAAAAGAAAATGATGATGTAGATGACGAGTGGACACTACATAGAGGAATCTCTTATAGAAAGTTCAATCGTAAGTTTACACTTTCAGATGACGTTGTAGTTAATGATGCTAAGTTAGAGAATGGTCTTTTGGTAATCGAGTTAGAACAGATTGTTCCAGAAGAAAAGAAACCTAGACTCATAAAAATCAAATAAAATAAAAAGTGAAAGAGGGTTGACTAAAGCCCTCTTTCATGTTATTATTATAATAATCAGAATCCATATCTAAGGAGATTTATATTATGGGAATTAAAATATTTGACCTACCACCTAATGGTTTAAAAGATGGTGCAGTCGCAGACATAAATCCAGAACAATCTATTTCAACAGAAAAAGAAGTTCTTACTAGAAATGTTGAAAAAGATGGCACAGAAACTAAAATTACTAAAGATAATGAAATAGGGCCTGTTGTTCGTGGAGAAATAATTGAAGAGCGAACTTCACCAGAAGACCCACTTGTTAGAAAATATGTTCAGTATGATGCAAACGATAGAATTGTATCTTCAGACCCAGAGGGTTCAGAAGAATTTATAGCTGCAGTTGGAGAACAAGGTCAAAGTGGTGTTAGAGCATCAATGAAAACTAAAATGGCATTACATATGTTAAGAGTAGAACTTCCTTTAGAAGTTATTGATGAAATCAATTCTCATATTGAGGAAGAACTAGATGGTGCAGTTGACCTTTCAGATAAGTTAGTTGGTCAAATTAATCGTAATGAAAAATCAGCACAAATTGAATTTGATCTGAATGATGAAGTTGGTAAATTAGTAAAAGGTCAAATAGATAAAGCTGGTAAGTCTTATGTTAATAATGGTTTTGGTAGAGATGTAACTGCTGATACATTTGAGGCTTGGACAGTACATAGTTATGCTGGAGATTTTAATCCATTACATAGTCATGGTGTAAGAACATCAGCTGGTTTATCTTGTATTCTATATCTTAAAGTGCCAGAACAAATTGAAAATATTGCAGACCCATCTGAAGAAGGTATTTCTTTAAATCAATCAAGTGGAACTGTAGATGGATTCACATACTTTACTTGGGGTGATGGAGATAACCAAGATGTAAATAGGTTCAGGCCTGTTACAGAAGAATATGTAAAACCAGAAGTTGGAACTATGTTAATATTTCCAAATTGGTTAAGACACGCCGTTATGCCTTTTTTTGGTGACGGAGAACGTAGGACTTTTTCTGCAAATATTAATATTTTTGAAAACTCAAGTTTTGAGAATATGTCAGAAGAAGATAAAATTAAACACATTGAAAATATGAGGAAATAGTGAAAAAAATTGATTACAAATATGATGAGGATAAGGCTTTATTAGAACTAAAGTCTTATATTGAAAATACTTATAGTGAACACTACAGTAAGAATAAGTTTCAGGCAACTGAATTTATTATTGATGGTGGTCATGGTGAGGGTTTCTGTATTGGTAACATACTCAAGTATGCACAAAGATACGGAAAAAAGAATGGCAAGGATAGAAAAGACT